GTCCAAAACATTACTTCGTATGTTAGGGTTACATAGTTTGGCATCCTTACATCATACGCTTCAAATCTTCTTTTGAAATCAGGATTTAATAATGAGAAACGGTCGTATGCATGTTTTTGAGAATACTTTTTTACGGTTGGATATGTTACTCTGTGGTCTTTTAAAAATCTCAATGCATCATTTGATTCAATTGAGTTTCTTTTAAACATCACAATAGGTAATTGAATTTTACCCAATTTATCTCTTAAATAACCATCTCTTTTAGCACCCTTCCATCTTTCCGCATTTCCATAGATAAGTGGAACTTTTACTTTAATACCATTTTGCTCCACCTCTGGCATCAAATGTTCCTCCATATATTTAGCAATAATAGTATCTACATCCAACAATGATATTTCTAACATCTTGGATTCATCCTGCTTCACTATTTTTGAAAATTCTTTATCTGCCATTATCTTACGATTTGCTCTAAGTTAATTGTAGTATTTCTACTAATAAATGTTTCACATATAATTGAAAACTTATTAGCACCCTGCCCACCTATCCATTGGTCTTCATTTACATTTGATATCTCATAATAAGAGCCATCTAAGTAAACATAATCTCCAATCTCAGGATAAAAATCATTTTCAATTAAAGTATGACGGTTAAATCTGAAACGAGTTGTTCTACTAGCATCTGCACCAAATCCTTCATAATTCGCTTCAGTAGCATCTCTTTCAATTACAGAGTATGTCTCCATTCCCTTATAATATCTTTTATTTAAAGATTCACCATAGAGATTATAGGCAGTTTCTGCAATATTAACTTTGAAAAGGGTTACTAATGTTTCAATCACATCATCAACCATCTCCGAAGAAATCTGCTCAAAAAATTTTATATCTCTCGCTGAATTAAAACGTGGCATATTATCCTATATAAATTGCTAGTGGAACTTTTTGTAACATCTCTAGTTGTTGCTGAGCTTCTGCTGCCTTATTTTCAAATTGAGTTTTTCTACTTAATTCTTCTAAATTTTCTCTCAATTGTGTAATAAGGTTTTCCTTTTCAGTTGTAGCCTCTGCTCTAAGTTGCGCACCATCCAAAGTGGTTTCTCCACCAGGTATAGGAATAGTATTATATTTCTCTCTGATAGCTCCCAATAATTCTTTGGATAGAGCCAATGTATATTTTCTAATCCATTGTTTACCAACATCATTTATCTTTCTATAAGGTATAAAATTATATCTTATATTAGAATAATCTGATACAACATTTGGAGTAGTTGTTATTGAATTTTTTTCAAAATCTTTCTTCACATAATATTCAAAATAAATAATCTGGTCTCCAGTTGGAATTGGAAATATTTGTAATTGATTATTTACAATATTAAATGTATGAGCCGATTTACGAATTTGGTCATTAAACTCAATTGCCTGAATTCTTAAAAGGTCTTCATAAAATGGTAGTAATACGAATTGGGTTGCAGTAGAAAACGAACTAAATCCAAATTCTTGTGTAATATTCAAAGTTCCCATACCACTCACCGCATAAGGGTCAAAGAAGCGGGAAAGAGCCGGCTTTGGTTCGAAATAAACTTTAGTAATTTCTATTCTACTACCACTTTCGTATGTATCTGCGAAATCTTTTAAATCATAAGATTGTGTATAAGCACTTGCACTTACAAATCCTCTTTTTATATCAGTTCTACCACCAACACCTGCCAATGTTCCATACGCATCACTTATTCTTACTATTGTAGGAACAAATGAACCATCAACTAATTGACCGGTATAATTTGTAGAAGTACTTTGTCCGGAAACAATTGATAAATTATTACGAATATTAAATTGGTTTACCTGAGCACCATACTCTGATACGGATTCTTCGAAACATGCAAAGAATTGCTCATCGATTAGTTCTACATCTATGATAGGATACCCCAATCTTCTTGCGCACCATAATGCTACCTTTGGAGCATCATCTCCAAATATACTATCATCATCGTAAATTCCAAATGGTGTTTGGCCAGTTTCAAAAGATGATGATCCAGGATAATGGTTTATAGTTGAGTTTACTGACATTCAGATTTATGTTTGAGGTTAAGCTAAATTAACCAATTTATATTTTGTTGAATATAACAATTTCGCAACATTATCCAATTCGTTTTGAATCCAGCTTTCCTTTAAATTATCTGCTTTTCTTTCATACTTTAAAAAAGTAATTAATTTATCGAAATATGCGATTATATTTTCCTTACTAGCATTATTATCAGTTCCATTCACCTGCTTAAATTCTATTAGTCCAAATTGTCCCTGATATGCTTCAATTAAACCATCTAATAGTGGGATGATAGATTCATAATATTCCTGCAATGCTTTATGTATTGCAAATGAACCAGGCCCTTTTACTTTAAGGTGAAATTCCTGAGTTTGAGTTCTACTATGTAAAAATATAGAAGCTAAATTCTCCATTTATTGATTTATTTTATTTATATGTATAAATATCATTTCTGAATTAAAAAAGAATTTGGAAAGATTTGCACTCTTTCTCTATCTATACTCTTTTCCTCAATTAACTCATTCATAGCTTTCAAAACCGATGGGTATGCATCTATATCATCTCCCCCCATATATCCACCTACTTTAACTCTACTCCACCAATTATTCATATCTAATTTCACAATATCGTAGTTATGGTCTCCATCTATATAAACAAATTTTAGAGATTCCTCATCATACCATTTCCACAACCATCTACTATCTCCAATCATAAGATTTATATACTCTTCTACCCCACATAAACGATAATGTGCTTTAATCAACTCATCTATTGGAATATTAGTAAGTTCTTTTGAAAAACGGTATTCATAAAATGATTTGGGGTGATCCCCCCTTCTAACATCCGCATCAATTTGCCAAAGTGAATCTATGGTATCAAATTTTATTCTCTTCCCACTTTGTTTGATTAAGGAAGCCATAAAGATTGTTGATTGACCGAAGAATGTTCCAATTTCTACTATGGAATCTCCATCTTCTAATTTATCAATTATGATTTTATAAATATCTTCTGCACATCCTATCCAACCTGGAACATCTTCATAGGTTTTGATTTTACCTATTTCGTATTTATCTTTTATTGTATGTAACCTCATAAATTTAAATATAAAAAGATATAAAAAAAGGGATAATTTCTTATCCCTTAACTTTACCATTAAACCTAAAATATATTAGTACTCAATCATTGAAATTGGAACATTATAAGAACCGAACCCACCACTCAAAACTTTTAGGGAAGCTTTAGTTCGGTTAATTTTCTCAACACGAAGTTGTTTACCCATCAACTTAGGGTGATTCACCTTAACATTCATTCCAACTCGCAACTCCTGCTTCTTCTCAAAAGAGGCCATAGCTCGTTTGGATTTCATTACTTCTACTACTAATGAGTTGAGGTTTCGTAACTCTTCTAAACTCATCTGATTCAATTGGGAAAAATTCATAATATTTTATGTTTTAAAGTTTATAATTAAATATACATTTTAGATTCTTCGGCCCAATTCTCATTCACTAAGGCCCAATAGGGTGTGTTAAGGTAGATAATATCATATCCACTATCATTAGTTTCGATTTGTACAATACCTTTCTTAACTAACGAACCCAATGCACCTCTGATAATCTTAGTAGAAATACCCAACTCATTGGCTATATCATTTACATCCACATCCGAAAATCCAGGTTCAGCATAAAGACCTCCAATAAAGGATTCTAAGGTTTTTGATTCTAATTCCGTTAAATTTAATTCTGAAATGTTCATATTTTTATATTTTAAAAATTATTTTAACCACAAATCGTAAACATAATCATAACTTACTTTTAATTCTTCAGCAAGTCTCTCAAACAATCTTTCTCTAATGATACTATCACCAACACCAATGTATCGGTAAACATCACCACCTACAATCAATTGATTCAATAAACCAGCAAAAGTTGGAGTTTCATTAAGTTCTATACCCAATTCATCAGTTGGGTAAGCGTTCAAATAAAATTCTTTAATAGTCATATCTCTTATCTCTTATTACATAGTAAAGATATGATAAAAGTTTGGATTTTCCAAGCCTTTTTGAAAATATTTTTAAAATTTTTTTATTGATTATCAATGAGTTATAGACATAAAAAAGGGGATGATTACTCATCCCCAATTTTATTCTGTTATATTAGAATTTATTTAACTGAATCCGAAGATTATAAGTTAGCTAAATCTTTAACAAAAATCTTACCATAGAATTCTGGTCTTACGATCTTCTTAGCGTATCTTGTCATAACACCTCTTCTTGGAGTGAAGTTATCTGGGTCATACACTAATGGAGTCATAATCAATGGTACATACGGAGCATATACCGCACCAGTCTCAAGGAAGTTAGAACCTTTGAATCCTAACAATATTTGGTTAGAAGTCATATAAGGGTTCTTATAAACAGTGTATCTGTTAGAGATAGCTCCAACTACTGATACACCAGCTGCGAATTGTAAAGAATCTTTCTCAGCATTCACGTGGAATCCTGGAATTGATTCTAAAATAGTACATACATCTGGAGATGCTACGATGAAGTTTGCTCCACCTCTCATTGTTAATTGATGAATCTTGTTAGATACTTTGTTCAATTTAACACCTAAAGTCTGGAACCATGTAGCTTTTTGGTATGCTAAAGAAGAAGAACCTGCAGTCCAAGTTCCTGCTACTGAATCATACTCTTCACCTACAGTTGCTGACCAGTAATCAACAGTCAATGCGTTTACTTGTAACATATCTAAGATTTCTAAATCGATTTCTAATGAAATGTATTCAGACAACATAGAAGTTAATTCAGCTTCAGCATCGATTGAGTGGTAAGCGTTTAAGTCTTGTGCCAACTCTGGAGTCCACACAGCCTTTAATTTTCTAGTCTTAGCAACGATTGATTCACTCTTCAATTCCAAATCAACTTCTGGAATGTTCAAGTTAGTACCACCTGATGGGTTGTTGATAGGATCTCTATCTTCGAAATCACCTCTATCGTAAGCAACTGGTTGCTCCTGATATTTTACAGTTGTTAATGCAGTATCATGTGCTCCAGAAACAAATAAAATTAAGTTGTTTCCAGCATAATCATGCTTATAGAATTGAGGATAAGTTCCCTCAACGTTTGAATCAGTTACAGAAATTAACTTAACTGCCTCAACGTCTACATTAGCTAATGCAGATGCAGCGATTGTTACTTTCTTAAATGCGTTAGTTGCAACTTGAGATGTGTTGAATGATGCTGAGAAAGCTGCATCAAATCCGAAATCTGCCCAAGAAGCAGAAGTGAAAGCTGCTGTTACAGATGATGCTGAAGCAGTTCCTGGCATTGTATAGCCATATTTTGCTTCACCATAAAGACCACCTGTTGCTGCATCAGTTCTACCGAACTTAGCACCAGTACCACCATACAATGAATCAGTTGTAGCTCTACCACTCTTTGCAGTACCATATTTGAAATCCATAAAGAAAATCAAACCTGAAGGTAAGTTCATTGGTTGAACTGAAACGAATTCTTTTGCTGCGATTTCACCGAAGATTCTTCTTACTAATGGTAAAGCAACGCCTGACCACTCTTCTGAACCTGCGTTCGCGCTAGTAGCAGTTGCTTCGCTCAATAATTGTTGTGCTTGGTTTTCCAAAAGCACCGCCATTGAATGTTGGTCTCTTTCCTTAAGGCCTTCTAACAAACCAGTTTTTTCCCACTTTGTTCTTAAACCTCTTGTTTGCTCCAACATAATGGTTTGAGGATTTTTCGCCTCTAATAATGATTTAACATTAAAGTTTGCCATTTTGTTTTTTTATTTAATTTTTATTAAATTACCAATTATTTGATAATACCAGCTAATTTCTTAAATCTGTCAGCTGCAGAATTATCTTCAGCGATAATTTGTTTTGCAGGTGCAGTTGATTTTACTGGCTTTGATGCGTAACTTTCAGTAAGTTTGTTTACAGTTTTCTTAGTTGCAGTTGAACCAATTTTGAATGATTCAGCAATAGTAGTGAAAACTAATTTAACTTCTCTTACATTCTTTGTTCTGTCTAAAGTTTCAACAACCTTAGTTTTTTGTTCGTTAGTTAAGTTGTAGTTTCTGAACAATTTGTTTACATACAACAACTTAGCATTAAGAAGATTTACTTCGTTGATAGTCTTCTTTAAAGAACCGATTACTTTGTATGCTTCTTCCAATTCAGCTTCTTTTGCAGCGATTTCAGCAGAGTGGTCTTCACCATCTTCTTCTTCCGTTACAGGAGCTTCTTCTTCAGCTTCATCTCCGTATCCCATTTCTCTTAAGATTTCATCTAAATCGATTTCCTCTTCTTCTTCAACTGGAGCTTCTTCCGCTGCTGGTTCTTCAACTGCTGGTGCTTCTGCAGGAATTTCATCCTCTTCTGCTACCGGAGCTTCATCAGCATCTGCTTCTGCTTCCAATTCTTTGATGATTTCATCGATATCTAAATCGTGATCATCCATTTCTTCTTCATTCATTGCTGAATCAGGAGTTGCACCTGTGATGTCTTCACCTTCTTCTTCAGCTTCAGTAATATCAGCTACTTTCTCAGCGTTTTCATCTTCTGAACCAACTTCTGCAGAAATTTTATCAACGTCTGCTGCTGCTAATTCATCTGATTCAGCTGCTGAATCGAAAGCCTTTGCTGCTGGCATTTTAGTGCCATCACCTTGACCGATTTCAGAAGATACATCATTCTCTTGAGTCATTTCAACCTCATCTTCGTTCTCTTCTTCGCCTTCTAATTCTTCTGATAATTTTTTAGTAAGCATAGATTGAAGTTTAGGAGTGAATGCTTCTTCAAGAGCGATTTTTGCGTTTGCTAATGCAGTTTCTCTAACGGCTTTAGCGTCTGCAATTGCTTCTTTTAACAATTTGCTATTCATCTTAAATTTGTGAATTTGCTTGGACTAATGTAGTGTGTCCAAATGATATTAGTTGATTATAGGGTGACCTCATATAAAAAAGTGATGAGGTATTCGAATCAATTAATTATAAATATATAAAAGTTAAAGAAAACTAAAGAAAATTAAATTTATTTTTTCTTTTTGCTTTTTCTTTCTCCAATCTTTTCTTAACTGATGGTTTTAGATATTCAGTTCTTTCTCTCAATTCTTTGGTCATTCCTGTTTTAAAAAACTTATTCTTTAAAACTTTTAATGCCTTTTCTAAATTTTTTTGTTGCTCATCTGATGATGAACCTTTTGCAACTTTGATTTCTAATCTAACAAGCATATTAAGCTAACTCTTCAATTATTTCTCTTATTAAATTTTGGGCCTTACACCACTCCCCACACACATCAGTTCCGATTGATTCGTTTAATTGATGCTTTACCGATTCATTCAATGATTCCATAAACGCACCTTGTGTAGATGGATTAGAAACGAAATCCCAACCGATTAATTCAAAATCTTCACCAACTTTAACTTTATTACCACCCATAGATTCTACTGAACCCATTCCTCTTGATGAGATTCCTAAACGAATACCAGCTCTTAATAATTCTTTAAGAATATTCCCAGATGGTGTTGGTAGAATTTCAACAACCCCTACTACATCATTACCATCCCAATTACACTCTCTAATATTATGAGATACATTTTTAAGAGAAACTACTGAAGATTCTGGATGGTCTAATTCACCCAAAGCTCTTTTTTCAGTAATAAGTTGTTGGTATTTCTTAACTTCTCTTTCTAAAATTTCTTTTGGATATACTCTGCCATTTTGGTTCTGTGCATCCGCTCTTTGCAATACACCTTTAACCAAAACTACTCCATTTTCGTCTTCGTTAAGTTTCCCCTCAAATAATCTAGTTTCTATTAAAAGTGATTTCATTCTTTTTACTTTAGTTTAATAATCCGATTGCAATATCCTTAACTTCTCTTTCTGCACCAGCTGCATATTTCTTATTTACAACCGCAATAATATTTCCAGATACAGGAATCATATACATTGGAATCATTTCAGTTGCAAATGTATATTTAATTCCTGCTTTTTTTAATTCAGCACCAACTCCCATAAATGAAGATGCATTTTTTACTGCTCCTTCAATTTTATCTAAATCAGCATCATATCTACCTTCTGAAATAGTTGATTCGTTTGGATATGCTTTATCAACTGCATTAAAAAATTCTTTTTTCTTCTCATCTGAATCTAATTCTGCTGGAGAATTAATTCCAAACTTATCCATTACTCCTTTGAAAACTTTTTGATACTGAGTCATTTCTTCTTCAGTCATTTCCATTTTAGTTCTCAGTTTATTAAGAGAAGAGGCCAAATTCATTTTATCTAAACCAATTGCATCTATTACTCTAGCTATAATTTGTAATTTCTGTTGGTTATTCATCTTAGCATCTCTCATTTTGTCAGTAGCCTGATCAAGTTTAGATGCCACCGATGCTGGAACAGTCGCAGTATTAATATCGGTTACAGCTTCTTTACGGATTTCTTTCAATCTCTCAGAAACACCTTGCCATGCTTTTTCAACTTTATTGAAAAAATCTTTCTTTTCTTCATCAGACTGGAAATCAGCAGGTGAACTTACATTATGCTTCTTAAGCATCGCTTGGAAAAAGGATTGATAATCCTTTTCTTCTTGAAGAACTTCTCCAACTAATGCTTTCAATTGTTCTTTAGTTATTTTCATATAAATTACTTTTTCAGATAGGTTATATTTTTACCAATATTCGATAACCTTTCTCTTATTCTATAAATATGGTGATTAGTTCTTTTCCAAAAATTTTCACCTTTCATAGCATTTTCTCTTTTAATTCTACCATACCACTCCAAAAACTTTTCGATTTCATCTAATTTTTTACGAGTCTCTCTTATACCCAATCCTATTTTTTGGTTTGGGGTTAAGGTCTGGTCTAATCTAAGTTTATGTAATCTATTTTCAGTTAAAGATGTGTATCCAGTAAGGGAAGCCATTCTCTTAACATAATCAGATGTATGTTTACCATCTTTAGAGAAAGCTCTAGGAGTATCATAACCAGCAACATCTCCTGTTGTAGTTACTTCTTTTTTTAACTCCTCCTCTTCTTCTCTAAGTTCGGAAAGTATTTCTTTAATTTTATTTTTTAATGCTTCTAGTTGATTTGACATTTCTAATTTCCTTTAACAATTCATATGTAAGCATTAAAACCGAAACTTGTTTCTCATTGTTTTCTTTCATAAATTTATCAGATTTGAATAATTTAATCATCTCTGAAATTTTGATTTTTGTTACTTTATCGGTAATATCTTTTGATTCCGATATTAAATGTGATAAAACTTTCTTAGTTTCTTCTCCAATAAATTTAGAAAAAGTGGAAGTATTTGAAACATTATTGATGAATTCTCTTAAAAGACCTTTTTGAGAATCATCCAAATTAGAATATTTGTTATTGAAATTTTCAATTAATAATTTATATGTAAGTAATCTTAAATCTTCAGATTGCTTTTTGAATTCCTCGTATAATTTATCCTGAGGTTTGCTTACAGGTCTAACATTTGTAATATGCTCTAAAATGGTATTATTAGATTCAATAAAATCTCTAATCTCAACCTTTCTACCCTGAGTTTTACTTTCAAATACTTTGTATATTGAAGCTAATAATTTGTAATTTTGTAAATTAGATGAAAGGAATTTATCCAATTCATACGATTCTTTGATTGTTTTAATAAGGTTATACTTTTCCTTAGCCAATTTAGATTCATCTAATTTCTTCCTTTCTTCGATTACTTCTTGAAGGAATAACTTAGCATCATCATTGTTAGAGAATCTTTCTTTAACAATCCAATTGTATAATTTAAGTTCTTTAGCTAACTCTTTTCTAGAGTTAAAAAATTCCTTAATAATCTTTTCTGATAGGTTTTTAGTTGAATTGGACAATACTTCTTGCGTAATTTGTTTTACCAATAATTCAAATAAAATAGCCGTATTTTTAAACTTTGAGTGTTTAACTTTCATTACAAACGTCTGTTTTGTCTATTATATATGTAAATATTTACATAATATAAATATTAAATAACTTACGATTACCTAAATTTTAGATATCGTTCAAAATATTTTTATCATCTAAAAGAGAACCCGTATCATCATTTTGAGTTTCGACATCCTCATTTAGAACCTTTTTACCATTCTTTTTATCATAACGAGCCTGAATCTTTTTTCTAATCGCATCTTTTAAAAATCTTTCTTTTTGAGAAACATCTTTTAATTTGGATGCCAACCTCTCTTTTCTAGATTCTCTTCCGAAGTTACGAGTAATATCATCTTTACCCAATGGGTCTCTCCCAAACGCATTTTCATCAGTTCCCTTATCACCTGTCATAGGAGGTCTGCCACCTTCTTTCCCATTCTCTGCTGAAGTTTCAGCTTTATCTTTTACAACTGGCTCTCCTTCTGCAGGCGGTTGTTCGGTCGGTTGTTGTTCTTCTCCCCCCATCGATGGTTGCTCTTCTTGTGGTTGTTCTTCGTATGGATCAACACCTTCATTTTCTATTTTAGTTAATCTATTCAAATCAAATGTATCAATTACAACATCTTCTTTATTTTCCGCAATTTCTTCATCGGATAATTTGAATATGTTTTTGTAAATCCAATCGTTTGAAATCATTTTTAATGCTTTCATATCAGTTGCTAATCTCACTTTTTCAGTCCATAAGTTGATTTTTTCCTGCTCATAAATAGTAGATGGGTTGGTTAGTTCTAGTGAAAAATCCACTACATCACTACCTTCGAATCCATTAGCAATTAAATGTGCAATTGCAACCTGAGTTAATTCTGATACCACTACTCTTTGAATTCTCTCAATAGTTCTAGCAAAACGAATATCTTCGGCTGCTAAAGTAGCCTTACCATTGATATCCTCTTCATATCCTAAGAAAGCCTTTGGAACTTTAAGTGCTGCAAATAATTTAGCCTTTAAATAATCAATATCTTCAATAGCGGCGTAATTTAATCCACTTAATGTATCTATTTGAGTTCCACTATCACCACCTCTAACTGGCATAAAGAAGTCTTCGGTGATATTCATCATATTATATTTTAAGTTATAATCTCCAGTCTTTTGATCTTGGAATGGAGTTTTCTTAATCTTATTTATAATCTTCTGCATATAGTTATCAACTTCTTGAGGAGGAATATTACCTATATCAATTTTGAATATTCTTTTTTCAGGTGCTCTCATAATACGATGTATCATCATCGCATCTTCCATCAATGTGATTTGCTTCCATAATCTTCTACCATTTTCAACCATAGATTTACCATAAGGTA